GCCCGTAGATGTTGCGTCATGCGTCTGAGACGCATATCCTTTATATGATGGGAAATTTGGCCCACGAAGGGTCCAAAGTGCTTGAGCTGATGAGTTGGGGCACAAATCAGTTCGGTAGTAGTTGTATCGCTTGAGGAGTGTCCTAAAGGAAGAAAAGACTTCTCCTATGAATACCAAATTCTGGTTCTTATCTGTCTTGCAATCAGATATGTCTTGAATCTCACTTGAAGTAGGCTCGGGATCATTGTTGCCATCATTGACTTCAATATCTCCCGCCTGAACAGTTAAAGCATATGGTTGAGCCAATTGCTTATATACTGCGTCGGTTGGGACAGAAACCTCGCCATCCTCCATAGAGACGAAGACATTGATTGCTATGTCATTATTAGCCACACTATTAGGAGTAGCCAATGAATTTAAAACAAATACGCTTAGTATTCCATTATGGGTATCATCACTCACAGTGGAAATACGCGCAGTGTATTGATTGACATTGAAAGCAGCACCAGTTTTCAGCCAGGTATAAGGCTGTCCCCACTTCACAATAACTTCAACATCTCTCTCCGTAGAAATGTCGACAATCCGCGTATATTCAATGTTAGCTTCAGGAGCTACTGGCACCAAGTTTGGATCCCAACAAATACGCAGACGACCCTTATGAAATTGCGAAGCGACTATCTGAAAGCGATACTTCATACACCCCCTCCAATACTTGAATGGAACACTAGCAAACTGACAGGCTGGGAAATAGAAATTGCTTGAAGCCGAGAAAAACACTGACGGCGTCACGCGACAATTCCACAGCAAAGTATCAGTAGTACTAGCGACAGTCCACGGCACAGTGACAAGAAAACTCTCCTTACTCAACAACGTGGCTATACTCAACTCATCTGGTGTCTCAAATCCAAGAACCGATGAATCTATAGTTAAGCCTTGCTTGCTATCGAGAGTCAACTTTGTTAGTGCTTCTCCCTGATCACCATTGGCTAGATTGCCTACATATATGGGTCGCATAGGTGCAGGAGGCTCCAAATTTAAGGGTCGGGAAAACCCAAATTGTCGAGCCATCGAACTTGCTCCTCGCGCCACCATACTGGCAGCCGTTGCATACGGTGAAATCTTTGGAATCATGCCCAATAAACTTGAAGCACTCTGTAGAGCTGAAGCAACGCGACCTCCAGCACCTTGCTCTTCATCACCAGCCTGAGCGGTTAGTCCGTAAGCTGAAGTACCAGTAGGAACACTGAGCTTAACATCTTCTGCCCAGATACTGAAGATTATTTCCACTGGAGTGGTAGCTCCATTAGAATGCTTCAAAGCATTGAGCTCACGAACAGTGACAAAACCACCAAGTACGGTGTCCCAATCGCCTGATGTGACCGAATACATGTTTCTCAGACTTAGGAACGGTATCTTCATAGTGCCTGCCTGTGAAGTCATAGGATCAATAAAGATATGCATCCTTTGTGATGCAGCGACAGCAGCACCTATAACAGTGCCATCATCACCATCAATCACATCCTGACCAGACGCAAATCTATAATCCATCATAAGGCGACCATAGTAGAACCCGTTACCATTTATCATCACCTTGACACAAAGATTGCATGAAAGAAGTTGGAAGTTATTCATACGATTACTAACCCTCTTATTTGCAAAGAACAATGCCCACGGATTAAACTGGTACACGAACCCCGTAACCCCAGGGGTCCATGACTTAGCAGGCAAAAAGATTGGCCTGGAGAGAAAATTCTCCAGGGCTACATCACCCACAGGAGTGATATCGTGTGTAGCTTCACGCCGCGATGGAATTGATACCTCCCACTGAGACCCATCATCTATGTAGGAGAGGGTTTGAACAGTACCCGCTGCTTGCTCCGTAGAGCTCCGGTATAACATCGAATTGTCGGTCATGGTCAAAGTCAGATGCTGGGACACTTCACAATTATTGAGGCGGTCGAGCCTTCACCGAACACTACTAAACGGTCACCTGCGGCTTCAGGATCGCGAGTGGGTATATTTAACGCCCTCCCAAGGGCGGAGCAGACCCGTTAGAGCTGATCATCCACATGCTTGTACCATTCAACAAGCTCTCGATACGTGAAAAGTCTCCCACCAGGGAAATAGTGTAGAATGTCTGCTCGCCTAGCAACCTTCTCAAGCTGCTTACGACGAAGCATAAACTCTTCTTCACCATATAAACACAATTCACGAAGAGCTCCATTAATCTGGTCGGCACAGTGCATCTCCCAAGGAACTTCACTATTTTTCTTCCAGCAGAAGAGCGACTTCCATATTGAGGCCTCCTCAATTGGTCCAACTATTCTATTGATATCATCATGCCACACAAATCTCCTTTTCAGGAAACTAATAGCATGAATACCTTCAAAGGGTTGAGTTGCCGGCTTCTTGTCCGCTGTTGTATAATCCAGACCCAGTTCTCCTAAAGTCGATGACATGCGCACATGATCAAACCAATCACAATGCTCAGAAACTCCAAGAGCGTTGTCATCACCTAATGTGATCGCACACATATACTTCGAAGCTCGTCCTTGTAGTCCTTTGGACAAGGGTCGCAAGTCTAAATCATCCATGAAGGAAAAATCCAGTTCAGGCATCAGCTTAGTGAAGGTCTCCTTGGTGACGTTACCAGTTGAACCAGCAGGGGAATGTTTGTTTTCAACACTATCACAAGCCTTATAAAAGACATACAGTGCCTGTAACATATTCCCAAGGCCATTAATCACCACTGTCAGATCATGGCCGGAGGAATTCACAGTTTCATGCTCCTGCATCTCACCATTAACCTCCCAGATAGGCCTGGCAATGTCTTCTGCTATTGACCAACAGATGATTATCTCCTCAAGAGAGTACCCGAGAACGAATCCAATCTCAATAAGAATTGCCCAGCACAGAATCTGCACCTGGTATTCAAAGCGCTTATCATACTTAGCATAATCACCAGCAAAAGTCCTTTCGGGACCAAACTGCGTGACATACCTCGCAACATTCTCCCATTCTTTCCCATAGCAGTTGATACCAACTGCAGTGTGGAATAAGAAGGGAAATTGGTTGATTATGCGCGCGATTGGAAGAAAATACTGGCGGCAAAGGAAAGACAAGATGAAGTTGGAAGAAGAGAAAAGCCTAATCTTCTCT